ACCATCGAGCGCATTGGCGATTGGATGCAGACCCGCTCCGGCATCCGCTTCTACCCGTTCGACCCTCGGCCGGAAGAAGTCCACATTGAAGACATCGCCGCCGCGCTTTCCAAAATCTGCAGGTTCAACGGACACTGCCGGGGGTTCTACTCCGTGGCCGAGCACAGCGTGCGCGTGTCCCGCATCTGCGACCCGCAGGACGCCCTTTGGGGACTGCTTCACGATGCCGCGGAGGCTTACGTGGGGGATATGGTACGCCCTATCAAGCGGCACCAGCAGTTGGGCGCCTACCGCGAAACCGAATACGAGGTGATGGAGGCCATCATTGCCCGGTTCTCGCTGTCCCACGAAGGCATCTGGGCACATGAGATGCCCTATTCCGTGAAGCTCGCCGATGAAGTGATGCTGGCGACCGAGGCCCGCGACCTGATGGACACGCGCGACTGGGACAGCTACAGCGAGTTAGTGGTAAAGGCGCTGCCGGAGCCGGTGGTGGGCTGGAGTTCCGTGGACGCCGAGTTGCAGTTCTTGCGGCGGTTCCGCGAACTGACGGAGGGCGCATAGATGACCGCCCTCGCCCCTGCCCCCGAATTCAGCCTCGCCCGTCTGCTGCAGGACGCGCCGCCAGTTACGCTCATCAGGAACGTGGATCTGCTCGGCGACTTTGCTGAGCCGGACTACCTCCGGGAAGTCTCCGACGCGGACCTGGTAAACGGTATTCTCCAGCTCACAGAGGAGATCAAAGACCGCATGTTCCGCGTCGGGGACCGCTCGGTGGCACTCCTCGCCCGCTACGGGCACACGCCGGTTGAGCGCGCGCAAGTCATGGCCTACCTTACCGGCAAAACCAACGCGGACTCCAAGTTGCTCTACCTCGCCCTCCGGGTAGCGCGGCAGTTCCCGCCCCACATCCGGGACGACTTCCGGGATAAGCCGTGGACCTGGTATGTCTACCTGACGGACTACACCGCGTTCCTGGGTCAACCTAACGACCGACGCCCGGAAGTGCTGCAGCTGGCCTACGGGCTCGCGGAGTTGCGCTGGTCCCAGATGACCGCGGCCATTGAGGAACTGAAAGCGTGGTGCGCACGGCCCGGGGCCGACGAGACTTGTTTAGTATCCGGAACTGGTGAGCGGCTCGCCCTGCCAGCCACTTCGGAGCCGCCCAGCCTCGACGCCTACCGCATGGGGCGCCTAGAGACGCCGCAGGACCGCTCCGCCGAGGAGCAGGGCCTGTCGCCGCAAACAGCCGGCGCGTCCATCCCGGAAGAGGTGGCGGACCTTCGGCGGCGAGTGCTGGCGATGGAAGCGCTGTTCGACCCGGAGCGCGCGGCCCGCAAGCTGACCGCCGACTTCTGGCCCGCGCTGAACGAGCTGGGCACGAAGGATCTGTTCGAGCGGCACGCTCGGCGGTTCTTCGAGCAGCAGCGGGGAGGTGTGCTGTGAACTACCTCCGCGATCCTCACGCTATCCCTACGCTCAGCGCCGAACTGGAGTCGTTCGACGCCACCACGCCGGGCCTCACGTTCCCCCAGGTGCACGCCTGGCGACGCGCGGCCGGCGTGTGGCGCTGTGCGTTCTGCGGCGAACCGAGCGCCGCGAGTGTGCCCCCGTTCGCCGGCTGCCCCGGCACGAAAGGCGGGAAGTGATGCCCCAACTATTAGGCCATTCCGAACAGTTGCCGGAGGTGACCCGATGAACGCCCCGCGTCGCAAGAGCAACCGCGACCGCCTGCTCGACCTGCTCTCGGATCGGCTGCCGCACGATAGCCGGGCCTGCTACGTGGCCGCGGGGTTCCGCTACTCCGCCCGCTTGCTGGAGCTACGGCAGGCAGGCCATGAAATCCTGACGGAGCGCGTGGGGGATGACGAGTTCCGCTACACGCTCATCCGCCTGGCCGGGGAAGCGGCGCCGCTGCTCGACCACCACGGGCAGGCGCTCCTCGCGCTGGAGGTCGCCGCGTGAACACATATGTTTGCACGCGCGGCACTGCGGGCGGTAGCCGCTGGCGAGGCGTGCGGTTAGGCGGACGCGGGGCGCGCGAGTTCAGCTTCCAGGGTGGCGATGCCTTCGGAGATCCACCGAGAGGCAAGCTCCTGGCTCGTGGCCTTCTTGCCATCGCGTTCGAGAAGCTTTGCCTTCAGGCGTTCGAGCTTCTGGTAGTCCGCGCTGGAGATTGCCACGGTGAGCCGTTGGGCGCCGGGTTCTTTACTCTTCACAGGTTCAGCCATTACGAGGTTCATTCTAACCCTCCTAACGGGCTTCTGGCACTCTGGTTACGCATACGCACAATATACCACGTTTCCGAGTTGTCGTCTTTATGGTTTTATGGTAGTATGGAAGTGCAGAGAAGAAGCTTCTCGGGAGTGCCAGTTAGATGAGCTTGACTACTGACTACAACGAATTCCTGACCCGGAAGCGGGTAGCGGCGCCGCCGACGGGCTTTGACGTGCCGGCGCGCGAACTAAACGAGTTGTTGTTTCCCTGGCAACGGGACATCGTGCGGTGGGCATTGCGCCGCGGGTGTGCGGCCCTCTTTGCCGAGTGCGGGCTTGGGAAAACCGCGATGCAGTTGGAGTGGGCGCGGCAGATAAGCCTCCGCACGCGCCGTCCGGTATTGATCCTGGCTCCGCTCGCGGTGGCAAAGCAAACGCAGAGCGAGGGGGTGAAGTTCGGCATTCCGGTAACGGTGTGCCGCTCCCAAAGCGATGTGCGGCCCGGCGTGAACGTCGCCAATTACGAGATGCTGGAGCACTTCGACCCGTCCGCATTTGGCGGAGTGGTGTTGGACGAGTGTTTCGCCCCGGACACGTTAGTGGAAGCGCGGGGCAAGAATGGTGAGTTAATCCGCAAGCAGATCAAAGACGTGCGCGTGGGTGATGCGATCATCAGCGCGGCCGGCTTGGACGAGGTGGCGGACGTGCATCGGCGAGAGGTGCCTTATGCGGTCAGAGTGTCAGTCCACGGAAACCAAATCATCTGCAGTCCCAATCACCCCTTCTGCACCCAGCGAGGCTGGGTTGGCGCCCAAGACCTCGTGCCGGGAGATCAAGTCCTGGCAACATCCTCGGCTGTGCGAATGGTGCAAGATGCCGTTCACGGTAAAGCGAGTGCAGGATGCAAAGAGGCGGTTCTGCGGGATGTCTTGCTCAGCGAAGTGGCGGATGTCGAAGCCGGAGAATGTAGCGAAACTTCACACGCCCGAAGTGGCGACGAAGCGGGGGGCGAAGCGGAAGGCTTATCTAGCCTCTGGCTGCCCGAAGGCGGAAGCGGAAATCGAACGCATTCGAACGCTCAACCCAGCGACCCGCCCGGAAGTGCAAGCGAAGATCTCCCGCCGATTGAGAGAGATGAACCACGGACCTTCCGTGCGTGGGGGCAATGGTCGGCCTTTGACAGAGCCGCAGAAGATATTGCTGGTTGCACTCGGACCCGAATGGCGAGCGGAGTTAGCTTTGTCACTGGGCCCGCGGACTCCGGGCTATCCCACGCATTACAAAATCGACATCGCCAATCCCAAGCTGAAAATCGGCATCGAAGTGGATGGACTCTCCCACAGTGGGGCGCGAAAGCAGCTCGACTCGAAGAAGGATCAGAAGCTTGGGTCTATGGGGTGGAAGGTATTGAGATTCTCGAACCGGGACATCCTGACCTGGAGAGATACCGGGATGCCGATGGACGGGTCTATTTCTACGATCTTGGCGCAACACGACATCCTTCTTATTCCATCCTCGGCCCGCTAGCAGGGGGGGTGCTGGTTCACAATTCCAGCATCCTGAAGGCGTTTATGGGCAAGATCAAGCGCGCCATTCTGGAGGCGTTTGCCGCGACCCCTTACCGCCTGGCCTGCACCGCCACCCCGGCACCGAACGATCGCCTGGAACTCGGCAACCACGCGGAGTTCCTCGGGGTGATGCCGTCCAACGAGATGATTTCCCGCTGGTTCATCAACGACACGATGAGCGCGGGCACCTACCGCCTGAAGGGGCACGCGGAGCAGGACTTCTGGCGTTGGGTCAGCACCTGGGCCGTCTCCGTCTCCACTCCGGCTGACCTCGGGCATTCTGATGCGGGCTACGTGTTGCCGCCGCTGCGCTGGCTCACGCACGTCGTAGAGGTAGACCTGACGGAAGGCCGCGGGGACCAGCTCTTTCGCTGCCCGACGCTTTCATCTATCGGGCTGCACGCGGAGAAGCGCCGCACCGTCAGTGAGCGGGCCGCGCAGGTGGCTCGGCTGGTCGCGGCGGCGCCCGGTGCCTGGGTGGTCTGGTGTGACACCAACTACGAAGCGGACGAGCTGCGCGCCCGACTGCCGGAAGCGGTAGACCTGCGCGGCTGTGAGAGTGTGGCCGCGAAGGAAGCCAAGATTGCCGGCTTTCAAGACGGCTCCATCCGCGTGCTCATCAGCAAGCCTTCCATCCTGGGCTTTGGACTGAACTTTCAGCACTGCCACCAGACGGCCTTCGTTGGCCTTTCCTACAGCTACGAGGCGTTCTATCAGGCCGTGCGGCGGTTCTGGCGTTTCGGGCAGGAGCGCCCGGTAGACGCGCACATCGTCCTCGCGGAGAGTGAGCTTTCCGTGCTGGAGACGATCCGCCGCAAGCAGACCGACCACGAAACGATGAAGGCCGCGATGACTGCGGCACTCCGCGAGACGCAGTTGGACGGCGCGGCCGCCCGGCGTGACCGCGTGCAGTATCAAGCCGGCCGCCCGATGACCCTGCCGGCCTGGCTTACTCCGAGGAACTAACGTGAACTCCACTACAGTGATTGATGAGCGACACGGCCCGAATTGGGCGCTTTATCTGGCGGACTGCTGCCAGGGTATCCGCGGCTTGCCCGACGACTCGGTAGGCTTCAGCGTCTACAGTCCCCCGTTTTCGAACCTCTACATCTACAGCGACAGCGAGGCCGATATGGGCAACGCGGCGGATGATGCGGAGTTCCTCGAGCACTACCGCTACCTGATCCGCGAGAAGCTCCGCGTAACGCAGCCGGGCCGGCTCACTGCCGTCCACTGCAAGGACCTGCCGAAGTATATGGGCCGCGACGGCGCCGCCGGACTGCGCGACTTTCCGGGGCAGATCATCCGCATCCACGAAGAAGAGGGGTGGACCTATCACTCCCGCGTGACGGTGTGGAAATGCCCGGTAATCGAGATGCAGCGCACCAAGAACCACGGGCTGCTTTACAAGAACCTGATGGCGAATAGCTGCGGCAACCGGCAGGGAATGGCGGATTACGTACTGGTGTTTCGGGCCTGGAAAGGCGAGCGCGAAAGCTGGGTGCCGGTGCCGCACGAGCGCGAGGACTTCCCGCTCAGCCAGTGGCAGGAGTGGGCCTCTCCGGTCTGGATGGACATTCAGCAGACTAACGTGCTCAACGTCCACCAGGCCCGCGATAGCCAGGACGAAAAGCACATCTGCCCCCTGCAGCTTGACTTGATTGAGCGCTGTCTGGTGCTCTGGAGTAACCCCGGAGACCTCGTGCTTTCCCCTTTCGCGGGGATCGGTTCGGAAGGTTACGTGAGCGTGCAGCAGGGCCGGAAGTTCGTGGGGTTCGAGCTGAAGGCCGCCTACTTCGAAGCCGCCTGCCGGAACCTCGCGCGGGCTGAAGCAGAGTCGCAGCAGCAGTCCTTTGCGGACCTGATGAGCGCGTGACGACGGAGACACGATGGCGAGACTACGCGAGATAGCCGAGGAGATCGGCGCCCTGACGGAGCGGAAGAACGCGGCCTACGGCAACAGCTTCGACAAGTGCGGGACGTTCCTGCAGCTCCTCTACCCGCAGGGGATTGCGCCGGAGCAGTACGGGGACGCGCTGGCGCTGGTGCGGATCTTCGACAAGATGATGCGCATCGCCACGCAGAAGGGCGCGTTTGACGAGAGCCCTTACCGCGACATCGCCGGCTATGGGTTGCTGGGCGCGGCGCGGGACGAGCGGGCTGCTGGCGCGGTGGAAGGCGAGGGGTAGACGATGGCTAAACGCGGGACATTAGATCACGAGAAGAACCTTACCCTGTCCGAGGAGTTGGGAATAGACCCCTGCTTCTCACTCGGCATCCTAGAAGCCTTCTGGCAGTGGGTAGCCGAGAAGCGGAAGGACGGCGACCTGACCGGAGTCAATCCAAAGCACATCGCCAAAGCAATGCTCTACTCCGGCGACCCGCAGCAGCTCTGGGATGCGCTAGTTACCTCCGGGTGGATCGATGTGTACGAAAGCGGCAAGATCCTGGTTCACGATTGGAGCGAGCATGCGGATAACGCCGTGCACCAATCGCTGAAGCGAAAAAAGCAGGCTTTCGCGGATGGGCACCAGCCTTTTACCCGGAATAAGCCCTCTGACGTGACGGTGTCACAACGTTGTCATGACAGTGACGTGACGGTGTCATTTCCACCAGGTACCAGTAGCCAGATACCAGATACCAGAAAGAGCGTTGTACCGAAAACGCAGGGCGAGCTTTCCGCCCACCTCGCCACTCTCTCTGCTGCAGAGCATCTGGCATTCCTGCGAGAACTCGGCAGCCAGGGCAACCAGTGGGCGCTTGCGGAACTCCAGCGGCTAGAGGCCGCCTCTCCCCCTGACGTTCAACGCCCTGCGGCGGGAACGGTTACGGCGGAGTTCGAGGGCTACGAGCCGCCACCCCCCAAACGTGACAACGCCCACCCCGCGAATGCTTCAGCCGGCAAGCAAGTGCATTCGAGAGGGCAGGCGATGGATGTCACGCCGACGTTACCCGCCGAGGGGGCCGGGCTAAACCTGCCAGCGGACGGATTGGCTGCCGCCGAGACGCTGCGGCAGCAGGCATTGCGCCTCTTTCGCGGGCTGGAGGGCGCCTTCGCGAAGTATTACCACAACCCGCCGATGGGCCGGCTGGCAGAGGACCTGCTGAAAACGCTGGAGTGGCACGTTTCGGAAGGCCGCACGGTCACTGCCGCCGACGTGCAAGAGGCGATCCGCCGCCGGCTGGAAGAGGGCGCGCCGAAGCGCCGATACGCCGACGAACTGACGGTGCACCTCGGCAACGTGCTGTTGGAGCGCGAGGAAGAGGCCGCGGCGCCGGCTCCGGTGCAGTCGGGCCGTGAACCGGACTACAACGCGCGGCGGGCCATCACCAGCGCTTGGGCGCGGGCTATTTGGGACCAGGACACGGCCCGGCAGCAGGAGTTAGAGCAGCAGGCGCGGAGCCTTTACGCCGGGTTGTCCTGGCAGGGCGCGGCGCTGGAGGAAGCGCTGTCCCTGGTGCGCCGCGATGCGAGCACCGGCGTGAGCGTGCACCAGGAGCGCGCCCGATTGATGCGAGCGCACCAGGCCCGGCAGGTTTCGGGAGGTAGCCTCGCGTGAGTTTGCCTACACTCCCGCCCCTGTATAGCCACGAGAACGAGCGCGCCACGCTAGGGGCCGCGCTCTCCGGGAACAAGATCGCTTTGCGCCTGGTGACGGAGCTGCGCGAGGAGGATTTCGACCTCGCCTTTCACCGCCGCACTTTCCAGGCGATAGCCGCCCTGGTCGCGAAGGGCAGCGGGATTGACCCGCTCACCGTCTGGACCTGGCTGCATCAAGGGGAGCGCCCCCAACAGGCCGTGAAGGAGTTCGAGTATCTCGGCGAGTGCACGCAGTTGGCGGTGCCCAGCCATTTCGCGCACTACGCGGAGAAGGTGCGGGAGTTCGCGCTGCGGCGGGCGCTGCTGGCCTACCGCGACCATCTCTCGGGTTGGATCTACGACACCAGTATCGGCGCGGAGCAGATCCCCGGCATGGCGACGTTGGAACTCCTGCAGATGGGCGGCAAAGCGCAGGGCGGGCCGCGCCGGCTGCTGGAATACGGACAGGCCGAGCGCGAGCGCCTACGGGCCGGGAAGGCGCGGGAAGCGCTGCTCACGGGCATTGACGCCATCGACACCGCCACGGGCGGCCTGGAGCGCGGCGAGACGGGGCTAATCGTGGGCCGGCCCGGTAAGGGGAAATCGGTCGCGCTGGTGCAGCTCGCAATGCGTTCCGCGGAGGTGTGGGGGCCGACGGCGCTGGTGTCCCTGGAGATGAGCGGGGAGAGCCTCTGGGACCGGATGCTCGCCGGCATGCTCGGGATGCAGTATCGCGAGATCCGGGACGCGGGCCGGTGGGAACTCGGCAAGTTTCGGCACTTCACCGAAGCGGAACTCGGCGAGATTGACGCCGCTACCCAGTGCCTCTCCTTCGCGGCCGACCGGGTATTCCTGGCGACCTCGGCCCACGAACTGGACCAGCTCATCTTCACCGTGCAGCGCCTCCGGCTGGAACACGGCATCGAAGCGCTGTTCATCGACTACGGCGGGCTGATCGTGGATAGCCGCAGCGGGAAGCGCGGGAAGGCCGAGGAGATGACCGGCATCGCGATTGCCGTGAAGCAGAAGATTGCCGTGCAGATGAATATGCCGGTCTGGGTCGGCATTCAGGCGACCTCGGACGTGGAGAAGGAAGGCACCAAGCAGCGGCGAGTCGCGGAGAAGGAATCGGACGGCGCGCGCGTGGACCGCCCGATTGGCATGGGAGACGTGAGTTGGGCGCAGCAGTGGGTCCGCGATGCCTCGCTGCAAATCTCACTCAACCCAGATCCGAGCTACGCCCCCCGCGACACTCCGGAGCAGCGGGCCATGTTCTGGAGTATCCCGAAAGCCCGCAACGCCGCGAATGGGCTGGATATCCCGATGTGGCTGCGGGCGGCAGAGTTCCGCTTTACCGAGCGCGAAGCGCAGCATACCGAGGCCGACGCGCCTCCGGAGAACCGGCGATGGAATTGAACGACGAGGCGGTAATGCGGGTGCGCTGGACTGGCATCCGGCAGGCGCTTGCCATGCTGCGGGCGCTCCACTCCGCAGGGATGGACTACGGGCAGGCGATTGAGCGCCTCGACGATACCGCGGTCAAGACGCTGCTCGGCAACGGTGGCAGTGCCGGCGAGTTGCTGAACACGGAACTGGCAAACATTCGGCGGGAGTTCCAGCCATGAGCCTGCCCATAGCCCTCAACACGATACCGCCAGCAGTAGCCCGCGGCACGCGGCACCCGTCCAACGCGGCGCGGCGCCTGCTTACGGCGGAACTCGCCGAACAGACGGGCATCACGTCCGGCGTGTGGATCTATGCGCTCGACCGCAAGGGCCGGCTGGTGGTGCCGCCGGAACTGGCGCGCCAGTGGGGACCGCGGGTAGTGCTTGCCGCCGCGACGGTGCGCGGACAGCACCGCCTGCTGCTCTGGCCGCCGCTGCTCTGGGCCAAGCGCGAATGCGAGCGCGGGCACCGGCTGGGCTGGTGGGAGACGGAGGGCAGCCTGGCTGCGGAGTGTGTTGCAGACCCCTCGACCGGGCGGATCGTGATCCCACACCTCCTGCGCGAGATGTTCGGGCTACGGAGCGGCGAGGAACAGGTAATCCGCCGGCTTGCGGAGGTGGCGGAGGTGCTGCCGGCGAGCGAGTGGCGGCGACAGATGCGGGGGACGCGATGAACACACACCTCCCCCTAACGCATGCCGCCCTCTGCCTCTGGCCGCGCTGGCGGGAGGCATCTGCCGGCGGCCGCACGGCGCTGGCGGCCCGACTGCATCCAGACGAGCAGGCAGGGCTTGCGCGATGGGAAGCGGCGCTGCAGCAGGCTGGCAGTCCGCGGGGCTGGTTCGTCCGCTCGGAACACGCCGGGCTGGGCCTTGCACTGCTGCCTGAGGTGCTCGGTCAATTGCTGGGCGGGCTCCGCGTGCAAGAGCGGGCGGTGCCGGAGTTGGTGCGGGCGTGCCGAGAATTGGCGCCGGATGCGCCGCTTGGCGGGCCGTTGACGTTGGAGCAGGCACTCCGAGAGCGAGTGCGGGATGGCTGGATTTACGTAGAGGAGACCCAGGAGATGAGCAACACGAATGGAGCGGTGGCCGAGCGGCCGCGGGAAGCGATCATGGCCGACGTGCGGAGCCTGCTGAATGCCTGGCAGGCGCAAGGCGTGGACCTGCGGGCGCTCACGGAAGCGCAGCAGGCAGAGCTAGCAGCGACCGGCGCCAGTTCGGCGATGCTGCGCGGGGCGATTGGGGGACGGCTGCAGGTCCGGCGCAAAGTGGAATTGCCCTCGGCGCCGGTGGAGTTCAGCGACCCGAAGGAGTGGCCGCTAAAAGAGCGAATCGCGGAGCTAGAGGCAGAGTGCGGACGATTAACCGAGCAGGCGAAGCGTCCTCCGCTCGGGTTCGCCCCCATTCGCCACCCTGCAACGTGCAACAACGGGCATGCCCTGCCGGCAGATGCGAGCGAGCAGCATTGCCCCCGTTGCGCGCTCCTGGAGGCGCGCGCCGAGATTGGCAGCGCCCATGCCTATCTCGACCAGGCTGGCGTCCCGCGGTGTGACGACTTCCAGGTAATGGCCTCACTTACCACTCGCCTCGACCTCCTCGCTGGCACGCTGGAAGCCCGCCTGCGGGAGCGCATTACGGACGAGCGCTTGCCTACCGAAGCCCCGGAGCCGGTTACGGTCAGTGTGCCCCTCGCTCCGATTCAGGAAGCGACGGCGCGCGTCCTGGTCGCGCTGGCATTGGTGCGCTGCGGGGATCGGGAGTGCGCACTGCGGGCGGCTGACCTGCTGCTTTCCGGAGGTGCCCAATGACCACCACCACCCAACAGGCCATCGCCCGGCAACGCGGCGCCCAGCAGCACGCGGACGCCTGCGCCACCCGTCGCGGCGAGCCGGCCCGCACGAAAGCGCAAGCCCTCGCGGAGTGCGCGGCGGAGCTGCAGCGCGTCGTCACGGCGCTCTACGGGGCCGGAGCGCCCATTCCACCAGCGCACGGCGGCGGACTGTTCCGCGAGGTCGCCTCCGTGCTCCGAGAGCGCGGCTACGCGGTCACCGAGGCCGACCTGAGCCGAAGCGCCTGCGCGCTGGGGCTGTGGAGAGACTCGGTGCGGTCCGTGGTGGAAGCGGTGCGGCCCGGTGCTCCGGACGTGTGGGACGAGGAAGCGGAGGAAGCGCCCGGCGTGACGGAAGGCGAGACGCCGCCGGAGCCGCGGGCGTGCTGTGCGGGGAAGGAACGGAAACGCGGGGTGTGCCATCGGCGCTACTCGGCGTGGCGGCGGGGGCTGGAACGCGAGCAGAAGGAGACGCGATGACGAACGGCTGGGATGACTACTTCATGGACCTGGCGCGGCTGGCGGCGACCCGCAGCAAGGACCGCAGCACGCAGGTCGGCTGTGTGATCGTGGGGCCGCACAACGAGATCCGCAGCACGGGCTACAACGGCTTTCCGCGCGGCATTGACGACGAGGCTCCGGAGCGCCACGCGCGGCCCGAAAAGTATTTCTGGGTCGAACACGCGGAACGGAACGCCGTCTACAACGCGGCTCGGTGCGGCGTGTCGCTGGCCGGCTGCCGCATCTACCTGCCGTGGTTCCCGTGCATGGACTGCGCGCGGGCCATCGTGCAGAGCGGGCTGGTGGAGGTGATCGCTACGGCGCCCAACCTGGAGGACCCGCAGTGGGGTGAGAGCATCCGCCGCTCGCTGGCGCTGTTTGGGGAAGCGGGCGTGGCGGTGCGCTACGTGGCGCAGAAGGAAGGGGATCGGCGATGAATGAGCCTGAAACGATGAACCCATTACGCCCGAAAGGGTCGCTTACCTCTCAGCTTACAGTTACGCCCGACGGGCTGGGGCTGCGAGGGCTGGCAGGCTTTCTCGCCAACCTCCTGAAGACGTTGAACTCGATTGAGCGGGGGATGACTGGAAAGCGCAGGGCGTTAACGGATTGGCGTATCTCGGAGTTGAGCTATGCCGAGGGAGTGGTGACGATTACCGTCGCTTCACTGCAGACGCTTCGGGCCGCCACCACGCCCGGCAGCGCTCCGGTGGCCGATGTGCCGCGAAACGGGGCAGGCGCCGTTCCTCGGGCGGCTGGGGCGCGCGGAGGTGTGCTGTGAGCGAGGAGTGGATCAAGCTGCACACCTGCGCGGTGCAGTGGGACCCGATACGCACAGCGCCGAACCGCATGGCCGGCTACCGCTTTAAGGCCAAGTGGAAGGTCGGCGAGGAGATCGAAGCGTCGGAGATTGCCGCGCGGGTGGCCTGGAGCCGCTACGGGGACCGCTGCTTTATCGTGCCGGTGCGCTTGTGCCTGCACGTCTATCGACCAGGCCGGCGGATGGATGATTGCAACATCTACGGCGGCTTGAAGTGGGTGCAAGACCAGCTCTTTTCGGCGCTGGACTTTCCGGGCCGAGGGTTCACGCCGACCGATGGGCCAACGTGGGTGCGGCAGGGGCCGGTAGAGCAGACGGTGGGCCGGGATTACGAAGCGGCTTTGCGCGCCCGCAGGATAGCCGGGCCGACCGTAGTGCTCACCATCGAGGGAAACGCCGTCGGCAAGCGGCCGAGGCTGAGCAAGCAGCAGCGAGAGAGGATCGAAACGCGATGAGCGAAGCAATCACCGTCTACCCCGAAGAATGGAACTCGAACAGTTATGACAGCGATGAGTTCGTCTTGATACTGCGCTGCGGCACTTCCCCTCGCTCCCGCCGCTACTCTTTGGGCGGTTACTACGACCCGCTAGACGACTTGCTAGCGGATGTGCATTGGCCGCGGTTACATTGGTGGACGGACGAACTGCGGGGATGGGGAGCGCTGGTAGGCCCCAGCTACGGCGAGGGATGGGCGCTGCCCGCAGAGGCTCGGTGCGGGGCTTTGGATCGGGCGCTCTGGTGCCTCGCCCGGCATTGGAGCGGATGCGAAAGCTGCATCTACCAGCGACACTGCGATCTCGGTGACCGGCTGGAGCGCGTGGTCGATTACGCGCGGGAGAGGGTGCGCGGCTGACGCTGCCGGGGCTGTGAGCGACGACCTAGCCGCGCTCACGGCGTCTCTCCTCGTCGTGCGCGCACCTCGGCGAGGAGGCGGAGGATGCGCGGGTCGGTGTGTGGCGTGCTCATCAGCGTGCTCCGTTCACCCGCACCGGCGGGAGGCTGTGCGGCGCGGTCACGTCTTGAACGGCCGCCCCTTCTTCCCCTGATTCCGCTGCGCCGCCTCTTCCTTCCATTGCTGGACTTCCCGCTTCGTAAGCCGGTAATCCCGCCCGAACTTCTCCGCCTTCAGCGCCCCGGCCTTGATGAGCTGCTGCACACGCGGGCGAGTCATCCCCAGGTATTCGGCTGCCTGATTGGTAGTCATCCATTCTTCTTCCACCCGATAGGGTTCCCGGCCACTTGCGGAATCCCCTTGCTCAAGAGTAATTTACTCTTGACATATTAACTCAAGACACCCATAATGTCAATGTGGAATGTGCTACTCACAACCCCCACCACTAGACGGAAAGCGAGGTGCCCATGAAACTCCGATAGCCCACTCACCCAAAGGAAGTTCCGTGCAGGGGGCTGCGATCCTGAGCCCCCTGCAGTTTGCGCGAGGCGATGACGCCGGGGGACCGGCCGCGGGCTGGCGGCGAATATCCAGCATTCACGGGGCATGGCCGAACAGCAGACGTGCCGAGGACGTGCCGAGGACGTGCGGTGTGCAACTCCCGCTGCCCCGATGCAACGACGAGAACGACGAGAGGAGAGACGCAATGGCTGATTACGACCTAGCCAGCCCACGAACCGCCGCCTGTTCTCGGTGCGGTCGCATCTTGCAAATTGGGGCTTCCGGCAACCCCAATGCTCGCTTACTGAAGCGCACGGATAAGCCCAATGGCTACTGCGCCAACTGCTCCGCGACCCAGTTCCTGCGCACCACAGGCGTGCTTGCCGAGATGATGCGGATGCGCGGCCCAGAAGTGCTGCTTAACCCGATGATTCAGGCGCAATTCCTTCGGGTCATGCAATCCGGGAATGCCGACGCGCAGCCGCTGGAGATTGATTGGGGCGCGGTGGTGAAGAATTGGCATATGCCGGTAGACGGGGAGAAGAAAGTTCTCAGGCAAATGGGGCTGGAGTTCTAGCTACCGCCCCCACCGCAGCGCTGACCGCGCCGCCGCCCGCCGGAGCGCATCCGGCCACGACGAGGAGCGAGAGCGGCACGATGGCTAAAGACGCAGAGTTCTGGTGGGTGGTGAGTGAACTGGTGGAGTTCGGTGAGTCTACGCCACGCACTCCATTCCGGGTTCAGGTGCAGACGCCGCCGCATTGCATCGGCTGGTTCGGCGTGTTCGATGACTACACGGCGGCGGTGGAGTTCGCAGAAGGCAAGCTCGGGAAGGTGCAGTGCCTACGGGTGACGCGTCCCGCCGAGGCCCGCGATGCCTGACGCTCTCACCCGCGTGCGTGCGCTCGTGAGCAGCCTGCCAGCGGATGGCGCGGCGGTGCTCAACGAGGCGATTCTGCGGCAGTGCTGGCAGAGCGCGTGGCGTGCCTGCAAGCGGTGCTGGATGAACGCCTCTGCGAGCCGAACCCGGAGAGCGCGACGGACGAAGCTTACGACCAGGCGATTCGTGATGCGGCAAGGGCGATTCTGGCGCGAGGCGTGCCGGAGAAAGGCGAGGGGGAGTGATGAGCATTCGATATTTCGGCCGCGAGCCGCAAATCGACGTGACGACCTCCGAGGAGCTACACGAGGCGCTGGATATTCTGCACACGCAGGTAATAGATAACCTGCCCGAAGAGGCCCAAGCCCCGCTCCTGCGCATTCTGGAGGCAGCGATGGAGCAAGTTGAGGCATTGCCAGCCGTGGCGCGGAAGCCGGCAGCCGTCCGTTATCGAGAGCGGATGGCGGCTACCGAGGCGTCCCGTAATGCCTGACGCGCGCCCCTTCCGGGCCGGTGACCGCGTGACGAGCACGTTCCCGCAGTGTGGGCCGTTCGCCGCCCCGGTGTCGCGGGTGATTGCGAGCGGCAAAACGCTGGTGCTGGATCTGGGCT